GGGGGCTTTGCAACGTCCAGGCGTAAGAAGGCACCGCCTGAGACGGTGCGGGGTGTGAGGGGCTTAGAGGTGGGGGTATCGCTGATTGAACAGCTTGATGCGCTGCGACATGGTCAGCGACTGCGTGTCAGGCTCTGCGACAAACGCCGTCCAGGCCGCCGCGCGGGCGCGCTGGGCGTCTTCGGCGGCCTGGCCTCTCGCCTGTTCTTCTTGGCGACGGCGGGAGGCCTGAGCCTTGACGTGCGAACTCTTGCGCACTTCGCGATCGGCGGCGTTGCTGATCAACGCCTCGGCGCGCTGCTTGCCAAAGGTGGCCAGCAGTTGCTTGCGCTTGGCCTTCTTCTGCGATCGGGCTTCGGCGAGCTGATAGCCCAGCCCGAGCTGGATAAAGAAGCGCGGGCGGATGTTGATCGTGACGCGGGTGATCCAGAAACGACCGTTGTGGCAGATCCGGCGCATCTTGCGATAGACCAGCTTCGACGCCTCCAGGGCGCCCATCAGGCGCGAGACGGTCCACTCTTGCAGGGTGGTGTCCTCGGCCAGGCCGCGCTGGCGATTGAGACGGAATTCGCCGGCCTTGTCCATGTAGCCCAGCACCAGGGTGGCAATGTCCAGGCGCGCCAAAATCGGCTCGATAATCTCGGCCAAGGAATCCCAGCGCGTTTGACTGGTGCGGTAGCCGCTGGCCTGGAAGGTGTCGAAATCGCGCAACCACTTGCACTGACGGGCTTTGGCTTCTTCACGCACGCGCTCAGCCGCGGTGCCCAAGAAGGTGCGGCGCTGGGCGTCGGTCAGGGCGCGCGGCCGGCGTGGCTGCGCCGAACGATCGACACGCTTGAGGCGTTTAGCGGGGGCTTTGGTTTCGACCGCCGACAAGCCGTTATAGGCTGCTGCTTGCGGGGAACCGGGGAGATAGTGGACGGTCGCCTTGGCGCGCTTCATAGCGGACCACCGACAACCAGGGCCAGACGCAAAGCGTCGGCCAGGGGCTGCAAATCTATACGCCCCCGCATTAGCTCGGGGCGGCCTTCTACTGAGGCTTCGCCGATCATCCAAACATCCCTAATGGCTAGGGCTTGCTTATGCGGTGATCAGCTAATAGACTTCTACCTGCCCGGTGAGTAAGCCTATTTTGTGCTGATCGCCGAAAACCTCCGTCCCGCCAAGGTCGGGGGTTTTCTTTTTTAAGCCTGCCGAAAACTTTCCAATTCTTCTTGCTGCTGTGCCCGTTCGGGCTGACGGCGCTCAGAATAACGCGCCCGTCTTAAGTCGTCCACAATTAGTGTAATTTTACACAACCTTCAGCGTAACAAGGGCTTGCCGCAACGTCTCCAGTTGCAGCGCTTCCCCGGGGTGCGCCTGATCGTCGTTGGCTTTCTGAATGCACAACCACGCAATGTATTGATTAATCGCGTCGATAGTAGACGCTTGGTCACTTTTGATCAAAGGGTTTGCAGAGGCAGTGTTCGGCATAAGGATTCCTTTCTACAGCGGTCGTTCGAATGCGGGAGATTCTATATAGAATCGCTCAATACTGGATAGATAAACAGTGATGGCCTGTCGCCATTTTGCGCGGCAGCACTCTACCCGAAGCGGGCAGAACAACGCCCGCTGTCTGACGGTTGGCACCCATTCACACCCATCAAGTTAACGTGCGCGATTGGCCTTTCAAGGGCGCGGCGAAAATATCCTCAAATCCCATTCGAGGGATTGGCGAACGGCCTTAGGGCGGGGTAGGGCGCTGACTGGCGCCCCACACTTCCCGCACATAACCCTGGCACGCCTTGAGCGCGATCAACCCTCGATCGCCGGCGTCGGTGATGCCGATAATTCGTTGAGCATGCGCGGGGTCAAGTTCGGCTCTTGTGGCTCCATGAACCACGCCGCCGGCGCTGGCAGTGGCTGACATGCCGGCACCGCCGAGGGGTCCGGTGGCGAGTAGGACTGACAACCGCACATCAGCAGTGGCAAGGCGATCAGACAGGCTTTGCTGAGTTTTCTTTGCATCAGACAGTTCCTTGTAGTGGGTTGCATCGTTGGTCTGCAGGCGACGCTCCAGGGCGGCGCGCTTGTCCTGCTCGATCGCCAACTTGGCCAGGGCATCCTCGGCGCGCTTGCGTGCCGCCTGATCGGCCTGGCTGGCCTGCTCGGCCAGATCCTTGCCATAACGCCAGTCTTGCGCCACCCAGGCGCCGCCAGCGGCGGCACCGGCGATAGCCAGCAGCACCAGGGCCACCGCCCAGGGGCGCAGCGCCGGCGGTAGCAGATCGATCAGGCGCATAGCGTCTCCTTGGCCGTGGCCCACAGCGCGCGACGTTCAGCGGCGCCATTGCCGCCGCCGTTGACCTTGCGCGTGATGCTGTCGAACAGCCCGGCGTCGGCCAACTCGTTCAAGCCGCGATCCCAC